AAGTAATCAAAAAAAGCGGCAATAAATTAAAATTCAATTATGAATATATATAAATTGTTAGGTGGCTTGCTACTCACAGTAATTCTTTTCATCTTGGCCCCATATGCTGCCGCGCACTATAAACTTATACCTCCTTTAGCTGACAAAGCTTTTTTAATTTTACTGGTTACATCGTTTGGATTAGTAGTTAAATCTATTGTTGGCGATGTTGTGTCTGGAGAATTTTTATTCCACAAATTTGGCTATGATAATTGCGTCATGACTTTTGGCGCACTTTTGACCGCACTTGCCTTACAAATCATGTCAACAAGCGATTTGTTTCCAGGAATGTCCAACGTCATGCTTTTAAGTTCATTGCCAGCTTTTACAGCCGATCCAGCTGTCAACCGCTCAGCGCATCTCGTAATCTTTTTATTAATGTCGCTTGCTGGCACACTTTTGACAGGCACAGTATCGGCAGCAATAAAAAAAAATGACGCCAAAGGCCCAAACTTCCTTTCACTTTTGAACTCATCGATTGGATTGTTTCTCTTGGGACTTTATGTTCTATTACTTATTACAAAAGGATAAAACCATGATATTTATCATTTTATTCATGGCTGGAGGTTTTATTTTTCCGCTTATTCTTGACTCTAAAAAACACAGTGGAGACAACATTTTTAAGAGAAGTGGCCGCGACGTATTAAACTATGAAATAACAAAAAAAACATTTGAGAAATTGCATCTTTCAACTAAACGCATAAGCTCTACTTTCACGGGAATGATAATTCTTGGGTCAACTGTGGGCGTTGGGTACTTAGCCATTCGTATAGTCGAACTCGTATCTACTTTATTTAGATTTTTTCTTAGGTAAATGAGAGCAGGAATGACGTAATCGATTTAATTCGATATATCAATTTGCAAGCAAATCACTTAAGAAGCCGACGCACATGTCTTGGACTTAACAAATAATCTTGCGCCAACTCTCTTAAATTGGTCCCATCAAATCTTGCTCGAATGGCAGCTTTCACATGTTGTCTTCTTGCTTCACGTTGACGTGCCTCACCAAGCGGAAAGTAAACATGGGTCCCGCCTAGCCGGTCGATCATCCGATCCACCAACGCGGCGGCGGCATCTTTGCTGTTGGCAATTCCGAAGCAATTCGCAACAGCGCGTGCCTCCTCCTCAAGGATGGCGATTGGGTCAAGGGTGCGGCGAAGGGACATGGGTTCAGTCAAGCGCGATCGGCGCGAAGAGGTGGTCGGAGTCCTCGCCGTGTGCGTCGCCGCCCCACGTCGAGACGACCGGGTTGAAGGTATGTGATGAGGTCGATGGCGCTCCGTCGTCGGACAACGCAAGTGCGACGCTGCCCTCGTCCGAGTCGTCCAGCAGCGGCGCCTGCCGAACCCCTAGCTCGACCTGATCCCACTGCGCCGCCTTCCGCAGATGCAGCCGCAGTGAGCGCGCCAACCAGACCGCGTACACGGTGCAGTCGAGCGCCTCGTTGCGTCGGTCGGTGCGGGCCTTCCACTCGCGCCGCTTCTTGTTGAGCCGGCCGGGGATCTTGATCTCGCTGAGCAGCTGCTGGAAGAAGTCGTCGCGCACGCCCTCGTACCAGTGCATGCGCGCCGGGCCGTTGCCGTCGAGCCGCACGCGGCCGGCCTGCTCGGACCATCCGAGGATGAGGTCCTTGGCCTTGGCGGTGCCGACGATGCTGACCTTGACGCCGGCGCGGGCGGCCTTGGTCGCGCGGCCGTTGGGATCCACCGCGCGCGGCGGCGTCCAGATCTCGACCTTGCCGACGTTGTCGGAAGCGCCCTTCACGGCCAGCACCTGGCGCTCGGGCCGGTGGTGCTTGCGCACGAAGGCGTAGACGGCGTCACTGGTCTGGCCGTCCGACGAGTCGATGGCCACGGCGTGGATCGGCAACCGCGCGCCGGACTCGTGCCGAACGTGGCGCGCCATGAGCTGCTCGAGCTCGACCCAGGCGCCGGCGTGGCCGACGACCGTCTGCCCGTAGGCCTCGCCCCAGTACGCGAGCCACATCTCCTCATTGCGGCCAACGACCCACACGGTGATGGCGATGCGGTCGTGCTGGACGTCGACGGTCATGAGCGGCAGCAGGCCGCCGGCCGGGCATGACCACTCCAGGTACTTCTCGGCGCGCGCGCGCAGCGCGTCCTCCTCGGGCAGCTCGCCGCGGTACTCCCAGGTCAGGCCCAGCGTGCTGTTCCAGAACGCGATCATGTCCGTCGGGTCGCCCTGGTCGAGGTTGGCCTTGGCCTCCAGGTACTTGCGCGCCAGCACCGGCACGCGGGATCCGTCGAACGTGCTGAGCAGCTCGTTGAGGTAGTAGCCGCGGATCGCGCTGGCGGTCGACGCGAGCCACCCGCCGCCATCGCGCTCGGCGCGCCGCAGGTTGGCGATGCGCTCGTCGTCGGTCCAGACCGTGCCGCAGTGCGGGCAGGTGTAGAAGGCGGCAGCGTGCTGGTGACGGCCGTACACCTCGTGCGGCGGCGCCTCGGTGTCCTCCGGGATGGTGACGTTCTCCCAGGCCAGGACGTGGGTCTCGCCGCAGGCGTGGCACGGCACGTGGAAGTAGCGCTTGTCGGTCTTGCGCATCTCGTCCTCTACGGCGCTCGCATCCTTGGCGGTGGGCGTGCCGCCGATCAGGATGAGGTGATCGGGATAGGTCTTCGCACGCTCCTCGAGGAGCTTGATGGAGTTGCCCTGGCCGCGCACATCGGACGCTGCGTCGTCCGGCTCCTCGACGATCACGATCCGCGCGCTGGTCGACTTCACGTCGCTCGGGCTGTTGGTGCCCACCAGCTTGATCAGGCCGCCGGCGAAGCGCTTGCGCAGCGTGCTGTTGCCCTGGGCGCGGCTCTTGATCTGGATGCGCCGCGAAAGCACGGGCGTGCCCAGGATCATCGGATCGAGCTTCTCGGCCGCGAAGTCCTTGGCAGCCATCGTCCGCGGGAACGCGGCGACGATGACGCTGGGCCGGTAGTGGATGTGGTACCCGATGACGTTGCAGACGATGCCGGCCGTGTAGCCGACCTGGGCGCTCTTCTGCACCACGATCTTGCGCACGGCGGGGTCGTTGGCCGACTCGGCGATCTCGCGCAGCGCTGGCGACACGTCCCAGCTGAAGCGCCCTTTGAGCGACGACTCCTCGTTGCTGAGCACGCGGTAGCGTGCAGACCACTGGGCCACCGACAGCCGAGGCGGCGGCTTGAGCCGCGACCACACGCGGGCGAACATCGCCCCGAGGGACTCGGCGGCCCACTGGTCGTGCGTCTTGGCGATGTCGTCGCGGTAGCTCACGCGGAGTCGTCCTCGTCGGGCGCGGACGGCGCGCCGTCGAGCTCGTCGTCGCCAGTGCTGCGCCAGGCCGCCAGGCGCGTGAGGAAGCCTTCGAAGGCCTCGGCCAGCAGCCGCTCGACGGCGGGCTTGTCGAGGCCGATCGCCAGCGAGGCGATGCGCGGCGGCTCGCCGGCCAGGAACTCGCGCGCGGCCAGCACCGCGCCGGCCCACAGCGGCTCGACCTCGTCCGCCGCGATCAGCAGGCCACGCTCGCGCAGCATCTCCTGCTCGAGCTTGTCGCCCTGCAGGCGGGAAAGCCGGTCCTTCGGCGACTCAGCGCGGACCTTGCGCACCTCGCGCTCGACCAGCCAGGCGACGCAGGCCGGCGTGTCGTACTCGCTCGCGACGCCGGGGCCTCCCTGCACGGCCACCGGGAAGCCCATCACCTGCCACTCGGTGATGGTCTTCGGCGCGACGTCGAAGAGCGCCGCGATCTGTTCCTGTCCCTTGAGCCTCATGCTTACTTACCCCCTGGCGCAGTGGAGAACTGGAGCAAAAACGCGATTCGAATTACCCGTATCCAGGCCCTCCCAGGAGGGACCCGTGAGGGGGTGGGTCGATCGAACCAGATCGGCACCCTCATGCCGCCCCACCCGATGGCCGCGCCGTCGCCAGCGCCCGCTCGACGGCCGCGTCGAGGTGTCCGGGCAGCACGCGCGCGACGGTCGACTGCGCCACCTCGTCGAACCTGAAGCGCGCACGGTACGCCGCCCCGCTCACGAACAGCAGCACGGGCTGCACGTACGAGCCCAGCACGTTGTGCGGCCTGCGCACCCACACGCCACGCGGCAGCGTCTGCTGCATGCGGCCGTGGCGCCATGACCGCCGGCCCACGGGCCGCGTGCCCGGGCCGGTGCTGACGAAGTAGGCCTCACGTGCGCGCTTGGCCTTGCTGCGCTGGCCGCCCGATGCGTTGGCCGTCGAGCCCGCCAGGTTGAACGCCTGGAGCTGGCTGAGGATCTTCACGATCTGTCCGCGGCTGACGTTGCCGTACGCGTCGAGCTTGGCACCGCCGCCCGGCACCGCGCGCTCGTCGGTGCGCATCACGCCCCGCTGCACCAGCAGCTGCTCGAAACGCTTGAGCGCGCGGTCGCCGCCCGCGAGCTGCGGCAGCAGGTAGTGCGCGGGCCGCTCGGTGTCCTTGACCCACACACGCGCCTCCAGCGACTGCTTGGTCGCCGGCTTCACAAAGAGGGAGTTCAGCGTGAAGGGCGTGGGCCGATCGAACACCCCACGCATCTCGGCCTGCTCGGCCCGCTTCACGTCCTGCGCCGTGCGCGTGAGCGCCAGCGCGACGGCGAACGGCATCTGCCGCTGCTGCGCGTCCAGCAAGCGCTTGACCTGGGGGAAGTTGTCGCGGACGTCGAACTTCACGGGTTCCACCTCGGCCGGGAGTTCATTGATTTTCCGTACATACAAAATAATCCGCTTCTTCTATTTATACGTATGTACAATTAAACTCATGCGCTTCTCCTTCGATCCCGCCAAGCAAGCCGCCAACGCTGCGAAGCACGGGCTGATGTTCTCGGTGGTCGAAGGCTTCGAGTGGGAGACCGCCGTGATCGAGGTCGATTCGCGCAGGACCTACGGCGAGCCGCGTCTGGTGGCGGTCGGCCTCATCGAGGATCGCGTCCACGTCGTGGTGTTCAGCTTGCGCGACACCACCGTCAGGCTCATCGGAGTGCGCAAGGCCAACAGTCGAGAGGTCAAGAGGTATGCAAGTCAAAGCTAAGTCGGGCCGCATGGTCCATCTCCCCGATGCCGAGGAAGACGCCGCCATCGATGCCGGCATCGCGGCCGATCCCGACACGTTCGAGCTCACCGATGAGTTCTTCAGGAACGCTCGTCCGGCGGCCGAGGTGCTGGGCGAGAACACGGTGGCGGCACTGGTCGCCCTGAAGCGCCCACGTGGTCGACCGGTCGGCAGCACGGCCGAGCACACGAAGGTGGCCGTGACCATGCGCCTCGACCCGGACGTGCTGGCCGCCTTGCGCGGATCGGGTACGGGCTGGCAGACCCGCGTCAACGAACTGCTGCGGCGGGAGTTCGTGCAGCCCTCGTAGGGCGTCCGTGTGGCGTCGCGCATCATGCCGCCCTCCTCTGCGCCCACGGGCCATCGCCGACGGCAGCGAAGACCTTCGCCCGGTAGGCGCGCCAGTGCGCCGTGCGCTGGTCGTCGGTGTAGGCATTGCCCAGCGCGGCGAGGGAGAACGGCAGGCCTGCGCGCTGGCCCATGGCCTTGATGCCCTCGGCGTCGAGCCACCACTCGGCCATCACGCCACCGACCCGGTCGAGCCAGCACCGGTTGCGCAGCCAGGACGCGAACTCCGGGACGAACTGCCCGCCGTCCTTCCGCCATTTCGGCGTGGCGCGCTGCGCCGCGATGGCTCGCAGCATGACCGCCTGCAGACCGGCATCCGGCGCGATGCGCAGCCATCGGCGATACGCCTTCGCCCGGTTGGCTGGATTCGGAAATGTTTCGAAAACTCGCTCGAACCCGTCCGCCCCCCCGCCGGGGGGTAGGGGGGTATTGGGTTCTGACGGTTCTGAAGATTCGGGTGTCATAGCTATGACACCCTTTACGTCCGTGGTGACACCCTTTACGTCTGAAATGACACCCTTTTGTCGTTTGGAAAGGGTGTCAGATTGACACCCTTGTGGATAACTTCGAGCCGGCGTTGTGACCAATGCCAGTGGCTTGGAGCCCGCCGACGGATCACCCGCGATCCACGCCGGGTCGATCCGGTATTCGTTCGTGTGACCGCGCCCGGTCCGGTCGGACAGCAGGATCAACCACCCCTTCTGCACCATCTTCGCGATCTGGCGCTGCACGGTGCTGCGGCTCTGCAGCGTCTTGCGCGACAGCTCGTCGATCGACGGCCAGATCGATGTGCCGTCGTCGCGCGCGTGATCGGCCAGGGCCAGTGCGAGCAGGCGTTCATTGCCACCCGCCGGGTAGCGGTCGAACACCATCGTCATGACCTTGATGCTCACGCGGCACCCAGCCCGGGCACGTCGGCGCCCTGCCCTGTCCTGTCCGCCCCGTGGCGCGCGTCGACCGCCGCCATCAGCCGGCGCAGCGACACCACGAGCGGGCCGCCGTCGTGCTGGGCGCGGGAGCGCGCGCTGTCGTCGGGCACGACCTCCACCCAGCCCACCGCGACGAGCGCCTCGCCCAGGCCCGGCATGCCGGCCATCGTGTCGATCTCGAACAGCGTGACGCCCCGCATCGAGGCGACATCAGAGGCATTCTGGTTGACCGAGTGGCACAGCGCGAGCAACCCACCGATCGTCGCGCGCGTCACGAACGGAACGAGCCGCGCTTCGCGCGCGGTCACATCGCCCGCCCCCACGTCGCACGTCGTACCCGTCCACTCGCAGAACGCCGGGTTACGCAGCAGCACGCGGGCCATGCGGATGACCTTCGGGTCGCTCAACAGTCCGGCGCGCATCTTGATCGAGTCACTGGCCATCGTGCCTCCCACGCTGTTCGCCTTCAACGGGTTTTGCTCGACTCGCCATGGCGAAGACGGCGTCTTCGCGATCCTGAACGGCTTGGATCACGTCCCAATGGTTGTCGCGGGCCATGGCTCGGTACAGGAACACCTCGAGGGCGGACCAGAAACCCACCTCGTAGCCGTGCATGGCGGTGCCAGACGGGTGGGCGGCCATGTCCTCGACGAGCAGGCCGAAGATGTTGGACCCGACCCAGAAAGGGTTGTCCTTGAGGAACTGGAGCAGGTCGCAGC